CTACCTAACCTCAAACAGGTCTTAGTAACCCTCCAGTTATTTAATATGTTATTTGGCTTGACCCACTTACCGCTCTCGTCATGAACAAGAAGCAAAAGCTTTTCACCATCATACGAGTTGTCATCTGTGTTCTTCCAGTCAATAGTTGTATCGAGACCTGTAAGTTCATCATCAATACTCTCGTACATATTCTTTTTAGTAATCTTTGACGCTGGTATTCTAAACGCTAGTTCTGTTTTAGGCTTGTCCATACCATCCTGTATAGGTTTAAAAAAGAACGGAAGTCTATTGGATATCGGAACTACTTTATCTGTAAACATCTTTTTGGAGTCTGCTCCAGTTTTTGAAAGTATTCCAACCCTTGAATCCTTAGCCAGAGTTCCTGAATTAACACACTCAGAAGAACCCATAAAAGAAAACCCTGAACGTCTTATCTTTAGGTATATCATACCAAAAGCCCTCTTGTCAGCCTTACAGGCTTCCCAGAAAATATAAAATATCCTATTGGCTTCTCTATAGTCTGGATATCCTATGTCAATCGTAGACCACTGTAAATACATATAATGAGAGCCTGTTATGTACGTTGGCTTTCCATCATTCATAAACCAATGCCCTTCTTCTCTTTTATCAAATTCAGACTCTATGTAATCTACCCATTTAGACTTAAAAGGACTCGGCATCTCATTCCATTGGAATATAGAATATATTTTAGATAACTCACCAGGGAGTTCCTGTCGTTCCCAATATTGCTCCGATTTGTTTTTAGACCTAGAAAAACACTGCTTAGGAGCTGGGGGTAATCCTATCTTTAATCCAGATATTTCAACAATGTCTCCAAGGCTACCTGTTTTGGATATACAAACAAAGTCATACTTTTCATTGTAGCCATACTCCCAAGTCTTAGCTCTATTTTTATTAGCTAAAACTCCCTTTGGAATATAGCCCTCAATAACTTTATATAAGTTATTTTGAACGTCTTTCTGCGAATCCTTGTTTGGTCTCAACTTTAGTATTTGTATTATTAGCTAAATCTATATTTTCCTGTTCCTGGTCTATCTTATTTAAAATATCAAAAGCGTCAAAGACGGCAAGCTTTTTGGTAGCTGCTGCGTTTTTCAGTCTATCAGCAGCAAGCTCGTCTTCTGGGTCATGCTTTATTATATCTTCTTTAGCAACCTTAATAAGCTGTTCCACAGCCTTTCTACCCGCTTCAATTATTTTCTTCTTGAGTTCTTCTGATTTCATTTTGTTTTATTGCATTATCTAAATGAGCTTTTTCCCAATGTATTCTGTAATCGTATCCACCAGTAAATATTTTATCACACTGACTACATTTTATAGTATGCTTCATAAAGACATAGTTATATGATGGTCAAACATTCGATACAGCTTCTCTCCGTCTACATTAAACTCATACTCAGAATCTGGTTTAAATGTAACTAAATCTCCCTCAGATATGCCATACTCCAACAAATTCTTGTTAATGTATCTAACCTTTCCCATAAGGGGTTCTTCTGCAAATGGTTTATGTATATAAGTTTCAGTGGCTGGAATGGGCTTGATAAAACAATATCTATCATGGCAAAGCCATTTATCTTTTTTCTTATACATAAAAAATTGGTCGTTGTCCACAAAAAACAAATCTTCCATAAAAAAACTTCTACCACTTTTCTGCCTTCCCTTCATGTCATTATAAAACTTAAAAACATTATGGTGAACTAGCAAAGTGTCTCCTGGTTCAATGTCTCCATTATAACCCAGGGGAGTTGATACAACAACAGCCTCTCTATTAGAAGCTAAATGATTTTCTTCAGAAGTACTTGTTATAATGTCTAAGCCTCCTATTTCTTTTGAATTATTGTATCGTTTGCCTTTTACTGGCTTTACTATAAAATAAAACGGCGACCTCATCAAAAGTTTATATTATACTCTACAGCCACTGGCATAGAATTATTAAACTCTTTCCATAAAAATATTTCGTCTGATTTTTGAATCCATATTTTTATAGAGCCTTTTTGCTCGTCTTGTTTTATTAAATGTATAGTGTGAGTTCCCCCCAGAATCTCTTGCCCTATAATGTAGTGCATTGCACTGGACTTGTAGTCTGGTCCTATAGATATTTTGCGAATGTCCATTGTATTAAATTTATTAATACAAATATAGGGATTTATTTGCCTGGAAGTTTTACCCCTATTTTATCTGCCGTTCTCGCCCCGAAGTACCCACAAAGAACCCATGTTAAGAGAGAAGCTGTGTCCGAAGTATCAAGCCCCATATACCATCCGCCTACATAAGCTCCTACTAAAACCACAAGAGTTAATGGCCTTACATTTCTAGCTAACCAACTTTGACTACTAGAGTCTGCTACCCATCTGCGGGTTACTCCATCTATCTCTGCTCGCTCTAATCTAAGTTTTTCAAGAGCTATTCTTTTATCGCCTTCACTAAGTTCTTTATTTCCTGTTATAAGTTCAGATATAACATTGCCGGGAAGTATAGCGTCTCCTACAATTCCTAAAATTGAGGGGGCTTTTTCAATAAGAAATTTGCCCACTCCAGTTTCCTTGAAAGGCTTTTTCTTTTCAGACATTATTCATTAGGCTTTCTGCCTTTTCTTTTGCTTTTAAAAGCGCCAGGGATATCATCTATTTGATTTCCAACTTCTTTAACCGCATCCCCTACATCAGACAATTCTTCTCCAAGTCTATCTTTAATATCAACGACATCTTTTTTCAGTTGAGCAAACTTATCTTCTAGGGTATCTGGGATAAAATCTTTATCCTCATCTTTTATCGCGCCGTAATGTAAAAAGATAACATAAGTTAGGGCGATGGCAAGTACAACGTTAAGTATAATACTAAATGTAAGCATAATTAATTATTTTTAAGTAAATGTTTTATAAACTGTTTTCCCGTTTTCTTTTAAAGCTTTTAGGCAGCGCTTTCTATTTTCATCCTCTGATACATAACTTACATGAACCCAAGCTGGGTTTTCGTCATCTCCAAACTCCCAAATCATTTGGTCAAAGTTTAAATTGTTTTTTATGTAATGAAACATTTCAGCGTTTGTCTTATGTCCAAAAGTATCATCTAGGTCAATTGCTCTACCCTGGCAATGCTGTGAGCGACTACTCCCACCAATAGCGCGGTTTAATTCTTCAGACCTAAAAAAAGAATTGATTTTTATAGGACCACCTACATATTCTCTAAGAGGCTCGAAAATATTATGAGCCACGCCAACCATATTAGTAATTTGATAAGCATCTGGATTATTGTCTAAATTCAAACGTAGAGCGGTATTGGATTTAATTGCTTCTTTGTACGATATGTGCTCACTTATTCTTTCCATACATTAAGTACCATTTGTGCATAGTATAACCTATTGATACTAAAAGTAATAAAATTTTTAAAATTATATCTATTTGAGTTAAAGAAACTCCAAAAACCACACTATTAAGTGCTAATATTTTTACATCATTAATTGACATTGTTCTTTGGTTTTACGATGTGATATACCACATCAATATCTAATAAGGCACTATTGTTTTGCGTATATTCCATTATGCTATTGCTAAATAGATGTAACTTGCTCCTGATTTATTAGATAAATCATTACCACCTGGATACCCTTTTACAGTAAATCCATCACTATCAAATTGCATTCCATAAACAGTATTGCCTGTCGATTCCACATTAGGTAAACTTGGAAAAAGAGGATTATATGTTGGATTGCTACCATCCCTTAAATAATCCCACACACCCCAATTTCCTGTATCGTTATATGCTTTTACCATCACAAATCTTGGTTGAAATACACCTGTACCTGTACCATCGCCATTACTATCCGTATAAATTCTTTTGTTTGCACTGTTATCTCCTGTATAACTACCGATACGCTGATAAAAATCGACCGAATGGAAGCAGTAGGTTATATATGGATAGCTATTGCTACTCCAGAATTGTGAAAATGTAGAATTTGTAACTGCTGGAAAAACTGCCGGATTAGTTACTACAGATGTACTATCGTTTAAATACAAAAATTTTCCTGTTCCAATTGCTGAATGATACACAACCCAAGGTGTATTATTTGTATTAGTTATTTTATTTATTATTAATTCTGGAGCAGATAAAAGTCCGTGTCCCACATTAGTAGTACCTCCTCCCGTGTATTTTACAATACTAAATCCTGCATCACGATTAGCTGATACCTCCCATCCCGATGTTGTAGTTCCTGCAGTAATACCTGCACCACTTGCAGTAGAATCTGAAGTTACAGTTCCTCCCTCTAATACATTGAAGGTATTTGCTGCACCTGCGGCTCTCCAACACCAAGCGACGTAGTCTTCGCCATTTGCATTATAATTTGGGTCTGACGTACCTATTGTAAATCCATTTGAATCAAAAGAACTAATAGCTGCAAATGTAAATTCAGCATTTGTTAAATTAGGATATAATTCTTTATTACCTCCTCTTACCGAATCAAGAGCTCTATGGTTTCTTGCATTATCCCTTGACTTTATCCAAACCAAATCAGGTTGGAATGCAGTTCCCTGATATCCTACATTAGTATCAGTGCCTGAATAAACACCTCCTGAATAAGTAATATTCGTTGGCGTTCCATCGTAAGTTCCGTAAGAATCAACAGAATTATTATCTAGTTTATACCAAGCAACAAGGTTAGTAGTCGGTATTTGACTTGATTCTTCATATAGTTTAGTAATATCTGAAGTGCTTAATGCAGCATCGTATATTCTCACTTGGTCTATATCCCCATCAAAAAATGCCCCATCACCAGTTCCTATAAGTGTATTTCCTGTAGCACCCCCCATATTTGCAGTAGAAGTAATAAAACTATAAGAGGATGCTTCAGTACCATTT